TCTAAAACTGTACCTGTTAATTTGCACCAGACCGCTGTGTTTGCAAGCAATGACCGCAAGATTGAGCCGGGCGAGCCTTTGCCAGACGATTTGTCGGACGAAGACCGCAAGACGTTGCTGGCAACAGGCTTTTTCGGCACACCTTCAACGGTGGCAACTGACTAATGGAATTGGTTGATGTAAACCCCATGACAGGGCGTCAGACTTATGTCGAAACGTGCCGTCAAACAGGTGACACCATCATCCGCGACTTTTACGACCGCCGCTATGCAAAGGCGGCGGTCGAAAGCGCAAAGAATCTTGCGGACGTCCAGCCGGACCGTTGCGGCGATCAGGTTTTGGTCGCGACAATACCTGTCGAGGTGCAGCTTGAGTGGCTGGATAAATACGGCATTTGGTATCTTAATCCGAATCACAAGGATGGCGTAAAGCGGTTGTTGAACAGCAACGAATATCGGTATTTGCGGGTTAAAAACATTATTCTTTGAGGGGGCTGCAATGGCCGATGATTACAACCAGCTAGTGACCGACATAGGCGACTGGTTGAACCGTGTGGACTTAGCTGCCAAGATACCCCGTTTTATTCGTATGGCGGAGGCACAGTTTGACCGCCGCTTGCGCACAATCGAAATGGAAGGGACTGCGACGGCAACCTTAACGGGCGATAGCGTTGCGCTCCCCGCCGACTTTGTGGGGCTTAGGTCAATCAATTACGGCGTGTACGCACTGCAAGAAGTGCCGCCGCAAAACATTGACGATGATACAACGACCGGCATCCCAAGCGTATTTGCGATTGTTGACGGCATGTTTGTATTCAGGCCCGCGCCATCGTCGGGAACGGTCAAAATCCGTTATTATCAGAAACTACCGGCGTTGACTGTGGCGAACCCAACCAATTGGCTAATGACGAAATGGCCTGATTTATATTTGCTTGCCGCGCTTATTCAGGCCGAGTTTTACAACTGGAACGACAGCCGCTTGCCGCTGATAAAATCGCGCGTTGACGAGATTTACGCTGAAATTGAGCAATCAATTAACAAAGAACGCTATGGCGGGCGCACGTTATCGATTGCTAGCCGCGTTGCCAACATATCCGGCGCGGCTATATGATATTCGGCCCCTACGCCCCTGACAAAGCCAAGTCTGGCAACGACGGCATATTGACCGTATGCGAGGGCGTTTACCCTATGGAGGATGGTTATCGGCCTGTGGGGCAGTTTGTTTCAGCTAGCGGTGCATTGCCGTTGGCGACTAAAGGCGCGGCAAGTTTCACGTCACCGTCGAGCCAAAGCTTGATTATCGCTGGTACGTCAACATCGCTTTACCGTTCGTCCGCATCGTCATGGAATGAACTCGCAACAGGTTACAGTAGTCAGGGTGACGGACGCTGGAGGTTTGTGCAATTTGGCGGGCTGGCGATTGCCACTAACGGCGCGGACGTCATGCAAAAGATTGACCTTGATACTAACGCGGTTGCGGTGCTGGGCGGGACGCCGCCTAAGTTTGAAATTCTCGCTGTGGTTAAGGACTTTCTGGTAGGCGGCGTTCGTAACGGCAATGTCATGGCTATCGGCTGGTCTGGCATTAACGATGCTGAATTTTGGGAGGCGGGGCAGCAACAATCTGATTATCAGGTTTTGCCGTCCGGTGGCAGCGTCAACGGCATCTTGTCGGGTGAATACGGCATCATTTTGCAGCGGGACAGGATTGCACGGCTCGATTATGTCGGCGGCAACACGATATTCGAGATTAACGAGGTATCAAGCAACATCGGCTGTGTTACCGTTCATTCGGTAGCGCAATGGGGGAGCCTTGGGTTTTTCTATTCCGATGAAGGCTTCATGATGTGGAACGGGCAACCAACGCCGATTGGCCGTGAATTAGTCGATAGGGATTTTGCATCGCGGTATAATTCTAGCAGCTGGTCAAGCATGTCAACAGCGGTTGACCCTGTAAACGGCGTCGTCATGTGGTCTATGGGCGACCGCATATATTGCTACAGTTGGATATTCCAGCGTTGGTCGATAATTGACTATGACGCGGAAATTATATTTTCAGGTGTAACGCGCAGTATTTCACTGGACGAGCAAGACCCTAATTTTGGCGCGGCGGATGATAATTTGGACGGGGCGGGATTGCCGTCATTCGACAGCAACTTGTTCAACGGTGGCGACCCTAGCCTATACGTTTTTGCAAGCGATCACGGCATGGGGACATTTACCGGCACGGCACAACTGGCAAGTTTTGAGTGAACGGATTTAGAGCTGTTTAGGGGGCAGCGCGCTTGTATACGGTCGCTAAGGCCCGATACCGACGCGGTGACAGGTGTAACGGCTTCATTGGCGGGCAGACAGCGCCTAGGTGACGCTACAACGCTGTACACGGCTTCCGCGCTAATGCCGTCCGGTGATATGCCTATACGGGCGTCTGGTCGCTTCCTGAGGCCTACGGTGAATATCGCGGCTAGTACAGTGTGGACATATGCCAAAGGGCTTGATTTTGTCGGTGAGCCGGGGGCGGGCCGATGAGCGTATTCTATCGCTTCATAGCCACGAAAACGACATACGCGGCAACTATCCCGTCAACCGTGCAAGGCTTTGCGGATTTAGTGTACCGGGTTCGCAAGGCGTTGTTGGCGACAAGCTACCCGTTGCGTGTTGGAGAGTTACGCGACTTTCCACTACCGACGGCGCAACCCAATATGTTGCTAGGCAACGGGGCAGAGGTTGCGATTGCGTCGTTTCCTGAATTATATGCTTATCTTGGGAACAGCCAAGGCGTCCCGCTTGACCCGCTCAATTTCAAACTGCCTAACTTTGTCGGCGTATCGACGCCCGCGCCTGTTTATCCAACGCAAGTTGTAACGGGCGGTGATGTTAACACTGGCGGCGTGATAACCGAACCTACACAACCGGGGCAAACGGGCGGTGTTGCGGGTGGCAATCCGCCGTCCGGTGGTCGCCCTCCCGCTACGCCTATCAATAGGTTGCCAGCTTGATGAAAGCTTATTTGCGCTATAGGCAAGAGATTGCGGATATGCTGGACACGCGGTTTTACACAATCGGCTGGCTAGATATGCAGATTGATTGCGGCGCGTTCCGTGTTTTGGGTTGTGATGATGCTGTTATAGTATTCGGCTTTGAACGCTATCCTACAGGCTGGTTTGAATTGCAGGGTATTGTTGCCGCAGGGTGTTTGAAAAGTATACAGACTGTGCTAATACCGCAAGCGGAGGCATTGGCGCAAGAATTAGGTTGCGGATCGGCTGAAATTGAAAGCCGCGAGGGTTGGGTAAAGTTGCTGCAACCGCAGGGTTACGAGTTGCATCAGACTAAGATTAAGAAGGTGTTTTGATATGGGTATCAGCAAAAGCAAGACGACCACGAAAAGCAATGAAACACTTGCGCCTTCGACTTATTCGCAGCCGTTCATAAATGACGCGGCATCGACTTTGCGCCCTACCTACGATCAGACGCAAGACATCCTGAAACGCTATATGCCGCAAGCCGAGCGTGCTGTGCAATTTTATGGCGACACAATGGACGGCAAGTATTTGGGCAAGGGCAACCCGTATCTTGAAAATACTTTGCAGGACATAAACCAATCGACAGCGGACGGCGTGAACAGCCAGTTTTCGGGCGCGGGGCGTTATGGCTCCGGTATGCACGCGAAGGTTCTAGCGGACCGTATTGGCCAGAACGAAAACAACTTGCGCTTTGGCAATTATGCGACTGAGCGCGGCTATCAAGACGACGCGGCATTGCGGCAGGGTGCGCTTATCGAAAGCACGGCGGGCATCCCGCAAAACGCTTCGGGACAGTATGCAAATGCAATTAACGCGCTGCTAGGCCGGTATGCTACGTCAACGGGAACGAACGTGTCGAAGTCTAGTCCGTCATTGCTGCAATTATTGGCACAGGGTGGCCAATCAGTGGCAAGCGCATTTTCAGGGGGTGGCTAATGTTTGGCAGACGTAAACCTATGTTTGGCGACCCGAACGAAATGATGAACGTGCAGGATTATCTTGCCGCGCCGCCAATGCAGCAACAGCCGATGTTCGACCCGCAACAGCAAGTCGGCATAAGCGCCACGCGGGGTATGGTAGCGCCCACTCCAAAGCGTGGCGGCATGTTTGGCAGCGGCATCAAGTGGCAGGACGCCTTGGGCGCATTTGGCGATGCTTTTAGCGGCAACGGCCCTGTCTATGCGCAAGGCAAGCAGCAGCGTTCGGAATTAATGCACCGCGAACAAATGGCGCAGCAGGAAGCACAGGCCAAGCGGCAAGCGGAAATTGAACAGCGCGGCTATGACGAAAGCGAATGGACGCGCCGCAAAGTATGGGAGCGCGAAAACCCTATGCCAGCCAATAACGATACTGTGAATGATGTTAATTGGTATATGGGGGCCAGCGAGGAGCAAAGAAAAGCGTTCCATAAGATTAAACCTATAATCGGTTGGCGAGAAGATGGAACGCCGTTTTCTGTCAATCCGTATGATTTGCAGGGATTCGCGCCCGCGCCGCAAGGCGTAACATTCACGC